TAAATCAAGTTCCTTTTGCATAGCAACAAAGTATTTCATATAATTACGACAATGATCTGAACAGTAAGTTTTTGGACGACCAAAGGAGCAACGATAACCTTTATTGTTAGAGATAATAGGTTTGCCACATACTAAACATGTCATTTTATGCCCCTATAAAATCATAGATTGTTAATTGTCTATATGAAGGTTTACATATCTTCTTAAGAGTACGTAATTTAATAATTTCAAATCTTTGAGGTAATGCGTAGTAATCCTCTTTAGTCTTGAAACAATAAAAGACAGGTGAATATTTTGTATAACGAACAAAATAAAAAGCACCTTGAATTATTAAGTCACACGCAAGTTGATAGCAAACTAAACGCTTTTTTGAATTTGTCAAAAAAACAAAACCTTGATACATATTGATTTGTGATATTTGAAAATCATCTAACATCATGAACTCCTTAAAATTCCACACCATCATAGTGTGCTTCAAAGTTTGAAAACATCATTTTTTTATCAAGATATTCGCCTAATTCATCTATGCCATTTGTAAATGCTGTACACTCATTTAAGGATTGAATTTGACCTTTAACAAGATCACGTTTAATACACTCATTTTGAATAAGGACATAATGAGCACGTCCACAAATATCAATATCTAAAGAATTGTAATAACTCAATAGTTCCCAATCGCCAAAGTTTAAAGGTGATTTTTTATAGTTGTAACTTACTTCACGATTCGATCGAAGCGTAGGTCTAAAATCAACACGTGAGCTTTTAATAATCTCTTTTCCTTTAAATTCGCCAAATTCATGGGCTAAAACACCATTTTGGAAATACTGATATAAGCCTTTTTCATATTGAAGTGTTTTACCAGTATTTTCATCTTCAAAGATAAAATAATCATCTTCAGCAGACCAAGCACATTGAGAGTTAATGTGTAGATCAGAAAGATACAACCAATCATTTTCAAGAGGATAGACTTTTGCGTAAACCCATTGAGGAATAAGCGTGTGTGAAGTTGTAAAGCGAACAATGCGGTGTTTAATGTACCATGCTTGCAGTTCATCTATTTGTGTTTGATTTTTTAAATCCATAAATGACTTTGTGACGTACTTTAAAACATATCCGACAGGATTGCTAAGTGTCCATTGAAAACCGTTAGTTTCACCGTTAAAAATCTGTTCAGGTGTTAACTGTTCATCATCTTGTGTAATGTTACGTTTAGCATTAAAGACTTTTTCAAATTCAGCTTGTAAAGAATAAAGATATTCAAAAGGAATATACAAAAGAACATGAGCATGAGGAACACCACTTACATGAGGCTCAACAGCAAATAAGTAACCAATCTTAGTTTCTTTACGCATTTTTCTAAAAGTGCGTGTACTACAAAATTTATCCCATTGCCAACGTAAGACCATGTAAAGATCATGAACATCGAATGTTTGATGATTAAATGCCTTAGTAGCAAGATAACCATATTTGTCATTTTCAGGAAGCTTTGCCAATAGATCATCGTGATATCGTGAATAATCACCATTGTAAAAATCATGTAACCAACCATCAAGAGTGATCGTAAGAAAGACAGGCATTAGATTTAAATTTGTCATTGTTTGTTGCAGCGTGTTGACCTTGTTAACGAGTTGTGCGTAATAGCGTTCAGAGATATTTGCACTCATTGAAACATCAAGCAAAGATTTACACGTACCGTTTGCAGTGACAAAGATAGAGTTTCTTTGAAAATCTTTTTGTTTGTCTATATGCTTTTGAGCATTTGCAACATCATAGCGACCAAGACCATATTTAGGAAAAGTAAAATCAAACATCATTAGCACCTTTTTAAAATGTGTACGGAAACTTTTGTTAAATTGACAAGAGAGCTTCGCTCATGTGGTGCGGTAGCTCCTCTTCGCTTTCGCTCAAAACGCCAAAAAAACAAAAAATACAGCTGTTTAGGTAGGAGTCTCAAAATTCACTCTCGCCCTTTACAGTACCTTACGTTCTCATCGTTTAGCAGGTTGTAACTATGTACTGTTACGCTTCGCTAGTCCTCACATTCGCTTATAGGCTATGCCTCGCTCTCTTTTATCTGCGATGCTAATTTCACTTTTTCTTCTAAAATAGAAAGACGTAAATCAAACCTATTACAGCCACACAAAGTACCGTTAACTTTACGATCACAATTATCAAGCAGATCAAAAAGAATAGAATTATCTATTTTCAGTTTTTCAATTCTTTGAAGTAAAGAAAAGTCAACACAATCTTTTAAATATTTTTGTAAAAATAAGAAAAATTTACGTTTCATTTAGCACCTCATTTTTTTTCATATTCTTTTATTTCTAACTCTAATTGTCGAATTTCTAAATTGTCCTGATCAATATATGATTTTATAAATCTTCCATCATATTCACTAAGTTTTGACAAGATTTGACGATAAAATTCAATTTTACTTTTTAGATGTCTTATACGATCTCTAAGTGCTTTTGAACGAATGTCATACATTTTGTATCCTTTTAATTTTTATTAGGAAGTGTTGATTTAGACCGTGTTTGCCCATCTGTTGTATCAAAGTCCCTCGTTAAACCAAAACTATTAAGAACTGATTGATGGATAAGTAAATTTACATAGAAGCTTCGTTTTGTAACAGGTTGTGTGGATACAACGAAAAAGACTTGTTTATCTACCATTGTTTTGAATTGATCTAAGGAAAGAATTTGAGTGCCTATATAATAGATATTATCCATCACAAACACTCTGTACATATGTTGCGCTTCTATGTTGCTATAAGGCTCTTTAACATATTGATGATACGTGGAGTTCTCATCGACTGCTAAATTGCCTCTAGCACCCTTTAAAGAGTTTGGAGGAGGCAAAGAAAGATCATAATCACTCTTTGATGTATTTGTTTCTTTAGTCGTGTTCTGCTCAACTTTAGAAGGCGTTTTACCAAGTCCACCAAAGAGCTTGTAAAACGTAAAGACTAAAGAAAGCAAAATAACTGCAATAAGTGCAAATAAGATATAAATATACTTTTTCCAATAGCTCTTTTTTACTTCAGGAGTACGACCACCATCACCGCTTACATAAAGAATAAAAGGATTGAAATCTTGACCGGTTTTATCTTTAATGGTTTTTTGCTTTTTATACTTGATTTTGTCACGACCACCCGTGATAATACCTTTACCTTTAGAGTCGTAAAGATCAAAAACTATGTCATTATCAGGGTCAGCTTTTAAAGCATATTCAGGAGCAATATAAAGCTCGAAATTATTACCTAAATATTTATCATGAATATTAGCAATAGTTTGAGTCATTAAAAGACAATCACACGGACCAAAATGTCGTTGAAGCATAAAAAAATTCATAATAAATTCGCAAATTTCTAAATTTGCCTGTGCCGTTGAAAACGTAGAAAGACCATATTGACACTCATCATAAATAAAAAGCGTTGGAGTCCGTTCACTTTCTACTTTATCACGCTCTTTCATCTGCTCACTAAAAAGTAAGAACAAATCTTCTTTATTCCAATATTTATCTTGGTGAATAATTTCTAAGTCAGTATTCCCACTCAACTCTCTAAAAAGTGCGGGTTTAAAACCGCCTACATTAGTAATAAGACGTTTATAGATTGTATGACGTGGAACTTTACCATTAGGAGAGTCAACAGGTTCAAATAAAAAATGAATAGAAGTTAAGGACTTACCATCGCCTTGCCCGCCAATCAGCACCTTAATCATGACAAATTACCACGCAGTCCAGTATTGAATAATCTTTGATTTTAACCAGTTAGCCGACATAAAAGAAAAATAAGTCGCTAATAGATCAAACGCTTTTAACTTGGTAAAAAACCAACAAATCGTAGGAGTCATAAAAGAACTAGAGCTAATATGAGACATTGCAAAATTCGAAACACCCTCTAAAAAGAATATTAACATAGCCGTATAGATTGAAAAAACAGCCAATTTTGCTAAAAAACCCATGATAATTCCCTTCTAACTTTTGATAAAAGCTTTAAGCCCAAGTACATAAATAAACGCCATGAAAATATTAGAAATAGTTGTAAATGGAATAACGTCTAAAGACTCTTGAGGTGGAAAAATAAACTGATGCCCAGCGACAGAAAACTCAGCCGTTTGACAATAACAGTCACCACCATAATTATTGAAGTTAAGATCAAGACGATTAGTAGTAAACCAACCCTCGCCACCACTAGGCATTAAATCATTAATAGAGTATTTTGAAGCATTAAAGTCAAGTAAATTTTTAATATCTTTAAGGGTGCTATTCGTTGTATTCGCATCACCATGAAGTGTGTCGAGCTTTGCTTGAGAAGAGTTATTATCTTTATGAAGAGTGTCGAGTTTATCCTCAACCTTGCTTAAATCTGTACCGTTGCCGTCTTTTGTGCCAGTACCATTACCGTCTTTAATCGCTTTTAAAATGTCGTCTAATTTGCCACCGAGTTTATCCCCTTGAGCATTAACAGCACCCGTTGTACCATTAACAGCACTCTGAACGCCAATAGTTGCACCAAGTTGTGCGGTTGCGTTTTTAAGATCTTGATCTACCCATTTACCCATCATATTACGATATTGCGTATTACCTTTATATTCTGTATCCATAAGTGCATAACGAGCGTCAGCTTTTGAGTTACCATCGACAATTTTGGCAAGGATAGAGTCAAACGTAAAACCTTGCTCTTTTAAAGAAGTGTTAACAGATTTTAGATCAACACCCAATTCTTTTAATGCCATGTTTGAGTCTTTTTGACCGTCTTGAATAGATTTAAGAGCATTAACCACATCGGCTTGCGTTGGTGTTGTTACGGGAGAGCCATTGATATCGGGTGTATTTGTCGTTGTATTTGCGTCAGGTGGTTTTGTACCATTGGTATCAGATGGCGTTGATGTATTTGTGTCAGGGGTAGTATTTACAGGGTCATAGTAAATAAAAACAGATTGTCCATCATCACATGTAACACGTTGTTTTTTATAAGAATAAACACCACTAACATACCAATAAGAAACACCTTTTGTAGTGGGTGTATAAGTAGAGCCAAGAGCATCACATGCACAACTAGCACGAGAACTAAGACCAGTGAACGGCATACAATCAACACATTTTCCCGTTGTAGAGCTTGTAAATTGAGCGCCTATGGGGTCACAATTAGAATTATTTGTATCGACAGCATTATCGACACATACACCATTTGTTAAAGTTTGATGAGAATTACAAGGAACACATTCACCATTAACAATAGCACCATTACATGTACTAGGATAATAAAGCGAAGAAGACTCATAATAAGAAAATCCAGACCTATTTTTTAAATAACAAATACTTTGAGTAGTACCATTATTAGGATCAGTTCTACGATAAAGTCCAGAAATAAAAGAACTTGACAAAATATAAATTGCACCCTCGACATAACCAGAAGGGGCAGAATTTGAACAAATTGGATTATCATAAACAATTTGAGAAGAATTTATTTTATAAGTTACTGAATTTAATACATAATACGTTGGAAAAGTAAACGCATATGAAGCCGATACCATCATCATTAAAGCTAAGATTATCTTTTTCATTTAATGATCTTTACTTCAATAAATAGCGTTAAAGTCGTGCGTACGGTATCGGTTGAGTCATAAGAAAAGACATAACTTAAGACGGGAATGTCACCCAGTAACGGAACTTTAGAAGTAGATTTTACATCAGAGCTTGCAGTCAATCCACCAATCGAAACGCTACCACCATCTTTAATGTTGAAATTGCCCGAAATAGATTTTTTCTTTGTTTCGATCAGCCCGTCATCACCTTTCTTTTTAAGTGTCTCATTCGTAAGTGTTGTCTTTAAAAGGATTAAGCCATTCTTTTGAATTTTAGGTGAAACCTCAATGGTTAATCCGAGTTCTTTTTGCGTGTAGGTATTACGCAATGCTGACGTTGTAGAAGTGGAATCCGTTGCATAAGAGGACGTCTTAACACTGATTGTATCACCCACATTGAGTTTTGTGGTTTCACCGTTTGCAACAACCACATAAGGCTCACTCATGATCTTTAAATAGTCTTGGGTTTCAAGATCAGTCAATACACTCTCGAAATCAGCACTAAAAAGCTTATCAAAAGACAATTTTTTAAAGTCAGTGACACCCGACAAACTAAGCTTAGACGTCAGAGCAGAGTTAAAGCCAACATTCTTTATTTTCTCGTTATTAATTTCGATTATTTTCATCGTTAATTCAACGTTGGAAAGGTTTTTTTCATCGGGAGGCAATTCGAGTTTTTTATCATCTACGATATAGAAACCATCATATTCGTTTAAAAAGAGTCCTTTTGACTCAATAATGCCTTTAAACGTAGCGAATAAAACATCAGGGCTAATATCTTGAATAACAAAGTAATCAGCACTCATGTTTTTAACATCTTGAGAGATTAAGATATTTTTACCACACTCTTGTGATACCATCGTGGCAAGATCACGAAGTCCGAAATTTGTTGGAGCTATTTCAATAGCGTAAACGCTTAGACTTAGGAAGATGGAGAGGATTAAGGCTTTCATGGTAAAAACCTTTTAATACCTTTACGGACAAGATACACAGGTAAAATCGCTTTAATAAGAAGCGTAAATAATATGTCTAATACATAATTTGCGGGCAAGCTTGCTGTCATACCAAAGTTAATAATGTCAATCATAGAAGTAAACCCACAATAAATAAACCACAGAGCATGAAAGCTACAATAGCATTGAGATAATTAAAGTCCTCATTTGAAAGACCAAGTATATTGTTGGAAGCTTCGGGAGCGCATTCGTTGGTTGAAGTGTTATAGTCATAGCCTTTGAAAACATCATCACCAAGATTTTGCGTTATTGTTGAAACAGTTATGCCAGTATCAGAACGAACATAATAAAATGTGCCGTTTGAGTACCAATAATCTTTAATGCAAATGTTTGATGGTTGATAAAGATAATCAGCAAAGAGAAAGCTAGAACATACAAGGAAAATCAAAAGTAGTTTTTTCATATCAGCGCCTTTATTACAAGAGATAAGAGGAGAACATCATCTCCTCTTTAATAAACTCAAAATGAAATGAGAGCTACCAAGTGAAATTTCACACACTAAAAGAGTGCTAACAACTAAATAGTAGACCGTAAGATCAATTTGAGTTATCATGATTAAGCACGACCGATAGCGTGTTTAATTTTAGACCATGCAATAGGCGCCATATAGATCGCAACACCTGTGACGATAACCGAACCAATCATGGTAGGAATCAAGCCAAGTTCATCCGTTACAGATGTAAACCATGCAGGGTCAGCTGCAAAAGCTCCAGAGGTTAAAAAAGCAATAAAAGCCACACCAGTGGCAACTTTTGAAAGCACACCGCTCTCTTGTTTAGGAGCGTCAAAACTATGAGATTGAATTTTCAT